TAGCTTATTATCAAATAAGATATTCAACACAAACAAGTGGTGCTTCTTGGGCTAACTCAGTTTCTTTAGTTGAAAAGGTTGCAAGACCAGCTACTTCAGTTACAGTTCCAGCAAGAGTAGGTTCATATCTTATAAAAGCAGTAGATAAAAATGGTAACTTTTCTTCTAATGAAACAATCATTGAAACAAATGTATCAGCAATAGGAAACTACAATGCTGTTGCAACACAAACTGAATCACCTACATTTTCAGGAACTAAAACTAACGTAATAGTTTCTGATGGTACATTAAGATTAGATTCATCAGAATTATTTGATTCTGCAACAGGAAACTTTGATTCAGGAACTTCATTCTTTGATTCTGGTGTAACTTCTTATGACTTATATTCTGAAGGAACTTATTTATTCTCAACTCCAATAGACATAGGTGCAGTTTATACTTCAAGAGTAACTGCTTCTATTACACAAACATCAGATAACTTAGATGATTTGTTTGATGCAAGAACTGGAGATTTTGATGACGCACAATCTAACTTTGACGGAGATACTCCTGCTAATTGTAATGCTCATATTGAGATTGCTTTATCTAATGACAATATAACTTATACTACATTTAGAAACTTTGTTGTTGGCGATTATACAGCTAGATATTATAAATTTAGAGTAACATTAAGATCATTTGATTTAGCTTCCACTCCAGTTATTAGTGCTTTGTCAGTAAGTATAGATATGCCAGATAGAATATTTAGTGGTAATGATATTGTTTCAGGGACAGGAACTTATAATGTTGTATTTACTTTACCTTTTTATTCTAATTCTTATGCAGTTGGAATAACAGCACAAGGATTAAACACAGGAGATTTCTTTACAATTTCAAATAAAACTGTTAATGGTTTTGATGTTGCATTTAAAAATAGTGGCAATTCAGGAGTTACTAAAACTTTTGATTATTTAGCTAAAGGATATTAGATAGAATATGGCACAACACGATTATAACATAGCAAATCAGGGTTTTCCTGCATTTAGAACAGATTTAAACAACGCACTATCAGCAATTCAAACAACTAATTCAGGAACATCAAGACCAACTGGTGCTGTCGCTGGACAACTTTGGCTAGATACAACTTCTCCAACTACACCTACATTAAAATATTATGATGGTGCTGATGATATATCTTTAGCAACTATTGACCATTCAGCTAACACAGTAAATTGGTTAGATTCAACAGTATCAATTACTGGACTAACAACAACTGCAACAGGAACAGTTTTAACACTTTCAGATTCAGCAAATACAACAACAGTAAATTTAATTTTAGACAATCAAAAAGAAATTCGTTTTAGAGAAACAACAGCTAATGGAACTAACTATGTAGCATTAAAAGCACCTGCTAGTGTAAGTGCTGATTTAACTTTTACTTTACCTGCAACTGATGGAACTACTGGACAAGTGTTAAGTACAAATGGTTCTGGGGTATTATCTTTTATAACTCCTTCTGCTGGTATTTCTTGGCAATCTTCAGTTAAGACTTCTGGTTTTACTGCTGTTGCTGGAGAAGGATATTTTTGTAATACAACCTCATCTGCTTTTACAGTAACTTTACCTGCAACACCAACTGCTGGGCAACAGGTAGCAGTAGTAGATTACGCAGGGACTTTTGATACTAATGCACTTACAATTTCTCCTAATTCAAATAAAATAGAAGGTGCAACAGATAACTTAAAATTATCTGGTGAAAGAGAAGGTGTATTATTAGTTTATATAGACTCAACACAAGGTTGGTTAGCAACATCAGGAATTAACGAAGGAACAGATGCTTTATCACCAACATCTTATTCAGTAGATTTTTTAGTAGTAGCTGGAGGAGGTTCAGGTGGTAGCGATACTGGTAGAGGTGGGCCAGGAGGAGGAGGAGCAGGAGGATATAGAAATTCATATTCAACAGAAGCATCTGGTGGTGGAGGAAGTAGTGAAGCAAGTTTAACATTTAATACAGGAACAGTTTATACAGTTACAGTAGGTGCTGGTGCTGCTTCTGGTGCAGCACAAGGAAATGATTCTTCAATATCAGGAACTGGAATTACAACAATAACATCATCTGGTGGAGGCAGAGGTGGTGGAGGTACTGATCCTGGTGCTAGAACTTCAGGTGGTTCTGGTGGTGGTAATAATGCAGATAATTTACCTTCTGGTGCTGGTTCAGGAACTGCTAATCAAGGTTTTTCTGGAGGAGTAGGAACTACTGGTAGTGGAGGTGCAGGTGGAGGTGGTGCAGGTGCTGCTGGTACAAATGCCACAACTAATGGTACTGCTGGTGGTGTAGGTTTATCTTCTTCAATTACTGGTTCTGGTATTTTTAGAGCAGGGGGAGGAGGTGGATCAGGTTCGTCTAATCCAGCTGGTGCTGGAGGAAATGGTGGTGGTGGTGCAGGTGCTACTGGTTCCGATCCACAACCAAATGGAACAGCAGGAACAGCTAACACAGGTGGTGGAGGTGGAGGTTCAAGATCAAATGGTGGTGCTGGAGGTAAAGGAGTTGTAATACTTCGTATGCCTACTGCTAATTATTCAGGAACAACAACTGGTTCTCCAACAGTAACAACAGATGGTTCTGATAAAGTTATAGTATTTAACGATAGTGGAAGTATAACAGGATAATACATGGCTTATTTTGCAAAACTAGGAACAGGAAATATAATTGAACAAGTAATCTCTATTAACAATTCTGTGATTACAGATGCTAATGGAGTTGAGCAAGAACAACTAGGTGTAGATTTTATTAATAAACTATACAACACAAGAGATGTTTGGAAACAAACTTCATACAATAACAATTTTAGAAAAAATTATGCAGGTGTAGGTTATCAATACGATCAAAGTAGAGATGCTTTTATTGCACCTAAACCTTTTAACTCTTGGATATTAAACGAAGATACTTGTCTTTGGAATGCACCAGTTACTAAACCAACAACAGAATTAGAAGAAAATCAGTATTACTCTTGGAATGAATCTATTATAAATTGGGAAATAAAAACAGAAGTATAATTTAAAAAGAAAGGAAGGAAATGTCAGAAATAATAAAAGAACCTAAATTTGAAAATTCATCTTGGAACTTTGAATTAGACCAAATTAATCTTTACGCATTTTGGAATAACGCATTTTCAAAAGAAGAATGTCAAACAATCATTAACATAGCAAAAGACAAAGGTTTAATAAAAGGTAAAACCAAAAATGAATCTGATGTTAGAGATTCTAAAATATCTTGGTTAAATCCAACAGATAACATGGATTGGGTATTTCGTAGAGTAACAGATATTGTACTTAATCTTAACGAAAGATTTTTTAAATTTGATTTATTTGGATTAAATGAGGGATTTCAATTTACTAACTATGAAGCACCATCTGGTAAATATGGTAAGCACATTGATAGAGGAATAAATATAGCAGTTAGAAAATTGTCTATATCTATTCAACTAACAAATCCTGAAGAATACGAAGGTGGAGAACTTTATTTATATGATGGTGATAAAGGAACTCTTATGGATAAAACTCAAGGAACATTAATATTATTTCCTTCCTTTGTATTACACGAAGTTATGCCAGTAACTAAAGGTGAAAGAAATTCATTAGTAACTTGGGTAACAGGAAAACAGTTTAAATAAATTTAACTTATGATAAGATCATAATATGATAACATTAATAATAGGTTTAATAATTGGAGTATTTTTAGGTTGGAAATACGAACTAGCAATTAACGACTTCATAGAATCAATTAAAATACATTTAAACATCAAGTAGTCTTGAACTTCGTATGTTGCAACATTATATGTTGGCAATAACTAACGGAGATAACAATGCTTAACTATTCAGACTTTAAGAATTATTGGACTAAGTTCTACGCAGATGCTTTTGAAGATGCTAAAACATTTTGGAAAGACTATGCTAAGAATATAGAACAGTTCTACAAAAAATAACTTTATTAAAACACAATAGTTTGATAAACACACTGCATAATATTAATTGCATTTACAAACTTTGGATTGGTGGGTGTGTCTTGCTAAAGTCTTGCAAATGCTTAAACGACAATGGCAAGAACTCACAACGAAGAATTAATCAGTCTAAAGGGACATATAACAGGAATCCGTAGAGAAATTAAAATACTAGGTACTTCAGTTTATAAGCTGGAGAAAAGATTAGAAAAACTATTCTGGTCTATCTTTATTGCTCTTGGAACTTTAAGTATGGCTTTATTGACTTTGTTCTTGGCTAAGTAACTATTGCTTAAATCGGCAAATACAACTAACAGGAAAGGTATATGAAAAATAAGAGAATATTAGTCATATCAGATTTACACTTTCCATTTGCTCATAAAGACTGGCATGGATTCCTAACTAAACTAAAAGCTAAATATAAACCTGATACTATTGTAAATATTGGTGATGAAATGGATTTTCATTCTATCAATGTATCTCACACTATTGACCCTGATCTTCCATCTCCGAAAGATGAATTAGAACTTGGTAAAAAAGAAATACATAGACTTCATAAACTATTCCCACAAATGACTTTGCTAGAATCAAATCATGGTTCTATGGTTTTAAGACGTGCTATGGCAAAAGGAATGACAAAGTCTTTTATTAAATCTTATAATCAAATATTAGAAGTTGGTAATGGTTGGAACTGGAAAGAAAAGCATTTTATAGATACAGGCAAAGGTAGAATATTATTTGGACACCAATTCTCTCCTGATGTTTCTAAAGCAGTTGCTCAATATGCTTTGTCAGTTGTTCAGGGTCATTACCATACAATCTCAGAAGTAAGATTTCATGGTAACGATTTCCATTTAAACTTTGGTATGACTGTAGGTTGCTTAATTAACAAAGATGCTTTAGCTATGAATTACATGAGACTTAATTTAAAAAAACCTATTCTATCTTGTGGACTAATAACAAATGGTATGCCACATTTAACACCAATGTATTTGAAACGTAACGGAGATTGGGATAACAATATCTATATATGAGAGAAGTAAGTTTGAAGGAACTACTATTTTCTGAAACTGCTACAAGACTTGGCATAGACAATACTCCAACAGATCAAATTCTAATTAACCTACAAACTTTAATACACGAAATAATCAATCCTATCATAAATCAATTTGGCGACATCAAAATAACTTCAGGTTATAGATCTCCTGCTTTATGCAAAGCCATAGGTTCTTCTGCTACATCACAACACGCATTTGGTATGGCAGTTGATTGCGAAGTATTAGGAGTGCCTAATAAAGAACTTGCTGACTGGATAGTTAGTCATTTAGAATACGATCAAGTAATTTTAGAATTTTGGAAACCAGAAGAAGCTAACTCAGGTTGGGTTCATATCTCATACAATAAAGGTAATAATCGTAAGATGTATTTAAGAGCATACAAAGGAAATGGTAGGGTTGTGTATGAAGTCATTTAAAAAACAAGTTGGTGGAAGCCACTACAAGAAATATAAAATCCAACCAGTAGAATTTATCATTAAAAATAATATTGGATTTGTAGAAGGAAATATCATAAAGTATGTTTTAAGATTTAAAGAGAAGGGTGGTGTTCAAGACTTAAATAAAGCTAAACACTACATAGAACTACTAATAGATTCAACTAAAAGTAGATAATATCATTTAAACCTATTTTAAGGCATAGTGGCTTTAAAATTACGATACACGACAACTAAACCTATAATATCAAAAAAAAGGGGTAAT